CCTTGTTAGGTACGAAGTAGTCATGACGTCGGGGAAGGCCAGAGGGGTGACTGTAGCGTCTCCAGATCTTGGTTATCTGGGTCCATTGCATAAAACGCTTTACAGTCACCTCTCCACACTCCCTTGGCTTCTACGGGGAGAAGCCAAGCCTGCCAGATTCTCCTCCTTCACTCAGAAGGAGGGGGAGGTTTTCGTGTCGGGTGACTATGAGAGTGCTTCGGACAACTTGCGTGTTGAAGTTGCCGAAGCTATTGTCGATACTCTCCAGTCTATGTCTTCAAATATACCTGCTACGATTTGGGAAGCAGCGCGTGCGTTCTTGCGCTGTCGTATCAAGTACCCGGATTTGAAGATACCGATCCAGTCGGAGGGGCAGTTGATGGGAAATCTTTTGTGCTTCCCTTTGCTCTGCCTCCAAAACTATGTCGCCTTTCGTTGGGTTTTCCCTAGGACGATTCCCGTCAAAATCAACGGGGACGACATTGTATTCCGATCGGATCGGGCACGGTACGAAATCTGGTCCGAATTTGTGTCTTCGGTAGGACTTGTTCTGAGCCGCGGTAAGACCCTGGTGAGTGAGAAGTATTTCTCACTTAACAGTTCTTTCTTCTGGGCGAGGACGAATAAGATGCCTAGACTCATCCCTGTAACCCGAGTAGCTTGCTTTGGCAAGGCCTTTGAAGATTTTGGAGCTCTTGCAGGCTCGTATAGATCTTTCACTCGAGGTTTCAGGTTGGAGGCGAAGTTACGTGCTGAGGTGCTGTTTCTTAAGCACTTCAGGGGTTTCATATCGCTTTCCGGACGGTCTGTCAGGAGGGGGCTTGGTATCCCCGCTTCGGTATCCTCTTTGAAAGAGTCGGGACTCTGGAAAAGAGAGTGCTGGTACTTTGACTCTGTGCATGCGTCTTCGGACGTGTTGCCTGAGAGTCCCAGTAAGCTGAAGTGGGGGTCTGTCCCCGGGGGATGGAAAAGAGTGGACGTCAAGTCCTGCCGGGTTACCGGTAAAGTCGAGTTTTATTCTCCTGTTTGGTATGAGTTGCCTTTTGCGCCTTCTCTACCTAAGGGGCCTGGGACTCCGCAAGCGCGTGTGGACGCCTTGCAGAAGACTTTTTGGCAGGAGTTGATATCCCTGACTTGGACCGTTTCTCCAACACGAGGTCAACTCGTTAAAGATTATTGGATTAATGTTCTAGGGACGGGATGGGAAAGACGTTGGAAGGAGTGGAAGAAGCCGAGTAAAAGACTTCGGTTTTTGAAAGCTTTTGCTACTCTTCGTCGCGTTAACCCCGCGCCAGCGTTGGGTTGGGAGTATCGTCGTCGGGCCACCACTTGTTGGTGGCCTGACGATCAGGGACGTGTAGAAGAGTTGGTTGAAGGGTGTACTGCTAAGGAATTGGTTGAGTGGGAGCGGGAACGAGGACTTATGTCCTTTGAACCCCCTGCTGACTATGAACGAGCGGACGTCTTCGACGGGATGCCTTGATTGCTTCCTATTGTCAAAGTCGGCGGATGACCCATGAGTATGGCGCTAGTACCGGTAGCTCGTAGTGCTTGAGCATGCCGGATGTTACTAGTTTGCTTGTCTTTGAATGATACGTCTGGTGTCAGCCCTGCAACGGGGTGTGAGCGTGAGGCTCAAAGAGTCCTTAATTGGAGGTATCCCTCACGTGGCACGACACTTGCCTGGAGCCGCCGTAGCAGCAATG